GGATGGGAGGAGCTTGTTGGAGCGAATGGAGGATGAGCTGGGTCCGATTGAGGGGGATGGCAAAGGGTCTGCGCTTGCTGGTTGTGAGGTTGGGGGATAGGAAAGGGGGAGGATTTTTATGATGAACGACAAACAGCGGAACTCGTTACAGGGCCAGATAGTAGAGGCTGTTGGCCAACGTAGTCCGTGGGAGCTGCGGCAGACGAGGTGGTATGAGTTGCGCCATCACGGTTTGCGCCGGACCAATAAGCCCTGGCCCAAGGCCGCGGATCTGCATTGGCCGCTCATCGATACGGCGATCGAGAAGCTCAAGCCGCTATTCCTCCAGCAGGCTCTTGGTATGGATGTAGTGGCCAGCTTTGTACCGATGCGCCAGCAGTTGAATGCGTATACACGGGTGGCTGAGGACTGGTTCAATTATAAGATCCGGGACAAGACCAACTTCGTGGACGAGGTACTCTCCTGGGTCGATTACACCCTGATGAGCGGGCGCGGGGTGATGAAGTGCTTCTGGAATCCGGGTGATAAGCGGGTGGGATTCGAGGCGGTGGACCCGATGTATATCGTGGTGCCGGCGTATACTACTGATTTGCAGGATGCGGACTGGCTGGTGCATGTGATGCCGATGAGCGTCAATGCGTACAAGCGGATGGCCGGCCAGTTCGGGTGGAAGGCGGATAACAAGACGATCGAGAAGATCCGGGGTAACCCGCAGGAGGATGATAATATTCCGGGAGCGGCGACCGAGAATGATGCCAAGCAGTTGCGTGAGGGTATTACCTACACGACGAACACCGATGGCGTGATCATTTGGGAGGTGTACCGGAAGCGGGATGATGGGGTGTGGGAGGTTTATCTCTATAGCCCCGCGGCGGTGGATCTCGATCTCCGGGATCCGATGGAACTGCCCTATGATCATGGCCAATGTCCGTTCGTGGACTTCCCGTATGAGATCAAGGACAAGGGTTGGTTCAGCCCGCGAGGCGTGTGCGAGATCCTGGCTCCGTTCGAGCTGAGCATGACCTCGATGTGGAATCACAAGCATGATGCGATGACCCTGTACAACCGCCCGCTGTTCCGAGCGGAGCGGGAATTGCCCAACTCCATCAACCTGCGATTCCAGCCGGGACAGATCCTGCCATACGGGGTGGCCCCGGTGCAGATGCCGCAGCCGCCGGTGAGCTTCGATCAGGAGCTGAACCAGACGCGAGCGGTCGCGGAGAACCGTATCGGGAGCCCGGATTACGCGATGGGGAGCGTGATGAGCGGGGGCAGCGACCGGCGCACGGCGACTGAGATCCAGAGCATCAACGCGCAGGCCATGCAGAGCGGTGATCTGCGGGCAAGACTGTTCCGTATGGCTCTTGGTAAGCTGTACCGGCAGGCTTGGAGCCTGTATGTGCAGTACGATAGCAAGAGTCTGCGGTACCGGTTCGCCGAGGATTCGCTGGAGGCAGATCCGGTCGCTCTGCACGACCAGTACGAGCTGGAGCCGAAGGGCGGGATGGACATGGTGAGCCGTCAGATGATGGTGCAGCAGGCCATCAATCGTAAGCAGTTGTTCATGAACTCGCCCTGGGTGGATCAGGTGGAGCTGGACAAGAGCATCATGGAGCTGGATGACCCGTCACTAATCAAGCGATTGCTCCGGGATCCTGGCCAGAAGGCGCAGGACGAGCTGGAGGACGAGACGAAAACGATCCCGACGCTGCTGGTGGGTATTCCGGTGCCGGCGAAGCAGGGTCAGAACTACGCGGGCCGTATTGGGGTGTTGATGCAGTACCTCAATGGGGCGATCCAGCAGGGTCAGCAGTTCAGTCCGGCGGCTCAGAATGCGTTTATGATGCGTCTGGACAGCCTGTTGCAGTTCTACGAGCAGGTGGCGACGAACGAGGCTCGGAAACTGCGGAAGGAGATCCAGAAATTCTTGGAGGGAAGCGGTTTACTGGCGCAGCAGCAGCCCCAGATTCCGGTTCCGCAGCCTGAGATGGCGCAAGCCCCTGTTTAAGAACACAAATGACCTGCAAAGATTGCCGATATCGGGCCTCTGACAGCACTTGTCGGAGGTTTCCGCCCACCAGTAGACCCACTTGTTGGCCTACTGTGCTAGAATTTGACTGGTGCGGTGAATTTCAAGCCATGATTGCCATTGTTGCTCCCCCGCCGCCCCTTCCGCCGACCCCGCAACAGCCTATTCCTCAGAGTGGGCCACTACTTGAGGAATTGGTGGAGGGTGTTGCGCCCAAAATCAGGTTCCAGAAGGTTCGCAAGCCCGAGAACATGAAGGACATCCAAGAATCACCACTATTCCAGTCTTGATATGGCCGACTACCAGGGAAAGAAGGTCACGCTCAACAAGCCTTTCTACACTCCGGGCGAGGCGAAGAAGCGGGCGGTTTATGTTCGCAACCCCAAGGGGACTGTGATCAAGGTTCGCTTCGGTGATCCGAAGATGGAGATCAAGAAGGATGATCCGGAGCGTCGGAAGAACTTCCGCGCACGGCATAATTGCGATACGGCGACGGATAAGACGACGCCGAGGCACTGGTCATGTAAGGCTTGGTAATTTATGAAGAAACAATCGAAGTTCAGCAAACTGGCAACGCAACTCAAGAAGGAGGGCGCGGATGATCCGAGGGCTCTCGCGGCATACATCGGGCGCAAGAAGCTCGGGGCCGCGGAGTTCATGCGGCGACAGGCGGCGGGTCGTAAGAAAGCGGCCAAATGATCAGCACCTTCGCCAAGCTCCGCGCCGCGTGGACATTCACACGGCACCAGCGATGGGTGGATCCGCTTCCGTGGACACGCGAGGACGCCACCGCGCTCAATAGCTTTTTCAAGAGCGATACCGGGAAGAAGTTCAAGGACGCTCTCCTGAACACGGTTCTGATGCAGAACGCTTCTGCTATAACAGACCGAAACCATTTGCAATACTCCTCGGGATTTGCAATGGGTCAGGCCAGTCTTGTGAAGGTCATCGAGATGATGGCCGACCGAGAATCAATTACGGGGCAGGAAGATGATCCGGATTCTGCCACGAACACATAGGATCAAAGTTGCGGTTGCTGCGTCTGTGCGGGCCAGCAAACGAGTATAAGCACAATATGTCAGATGAAAATATGAGTGCCGACGCGATGCTCGCATTGGCCAGAGATCACGATGCCGGTGTCGATATCGACAGCCAGCCAGCGGAGCAGGCTCAAAATAATAACGAGTCTGCTTCGGTTGAGCAGGAATCCTCAAATGAGGTGACCGCCAGCAAAGAGAGCGATGGTGGCGAGCAGGAGGTCAGCGCGAAATCAGAGTCGGAATCCAAGGCCAAGCAGAAGGAGGAGAAGCCGAAGGATCAGAAGAGCAAATTCGCCCAGGAGCAACAGCGTAAGGCTAAGTCTTGGGAGCAGATCAACGCCGAGAAGGAGGCTATCAAGGCCGAGCGCGAGGCGGTGAAGCGTGAGCGGGAGGAGTGGAGTAAGCAGCGGGAGCAATCCACGGCTGCCGAGTCTAACTCGTTCCGGGACGACAAGGGATACACTGCGGAGGACTACGAGGCTGCGGCCAAGGAGTTCGATGCGGATGGTGATACCCAGTTGGCCAAGGCAGCGCGAGCCAAGGCTGATGGAGTCCGTAAAGCGGCGGGTGCCAAGCAGCAGCAGGTTCAGCAGGAGCGTTTTAACAAGTCATGGGCTGAGAACTATGGCCGACTCTCTGAGAAGGAAGTCTGGCTCAAGGATCAGTCCAGTCCTGAATACAAGCGCACGGTTGAATTGTTGCAGAGGGTTCCGTTCCTCACTGCGATGCCCGATGGACTTGTCCATGCGGTTGAACTGATGAAGCTCCAAGATACTGCGGGTCGATCTCAGTCGCTTGAGTCGGAGAATAAGGCTCTGAAAGAACAGCTCAGTAAGCTCCAGCAGAAGACCGCTATTGGGAAAAGCGTTCCGGCAGGACAACTCAAGACCGAGGAGAAGGATTTCTCGCGTCTATCCATGAAGGAGCAAAGGGATGCGCTCATGCGAGCGTCGAGGGAGTTCGACCGGGAAGGCAACTGATAGCACAACCTCAACTAAAATATGCCAGTTACAACCTCTACTACGCTAACCAGTCAGTTCCAGAACTACTTCAGCAAGGAGCTGCTCTCGATCGTCCAGCAGGAGACGATTCTTGATCAGTTCTCGATGAAGGCCCCGATCCCCAAGAACAATGGTAACAAGGCGATCTCGATGTTCCGTTTCGGAGCCCCGAGCATCAGCAGCGTTCAGACCATTGCTTCCGAGGGTGCTGCGATCAGCTCCGCGAACTACCGCGCTCTGGCCCTCAACAGCCTGAGCAAGTCGCTCGCCCAGTACGGTCAGGTGATCGGTTTGACCGACATCCTCCGCGCCACCGACCTGTTCAACTCGCTCCAGCAGGCCACCAAGACCAGCGGTCTGGACATGGCCCTCTGGGTTGACTCGGTGATTCGTAACACCCTGATTGGCTCAAACCTCACGGCCAGCGGTTCATCCATCGGTTCCGCCGCCGAAGGTGGTGGTACGTTCGATAACTCGGACGCCGTGAACGTCGTCGCCAGCTCTGGCGGCGTGAAGGTGTACGGTAACCCCGCCACGCTGACCACGCAGAGCTTCTCTGCGCTGAACAGCGATACGACTGCGGCCAATACCACGATGACGGCGTCCGCTGTCCTCGATTCCATGACCCGCCTGAAGCGCAACCGCGCTCCGATGATCAACGGTGGCTACGTCCTGGCGACCGACCCCCGCGTTGCCCGTGACTTGATGCGCGATGCCGATTGGTTGAACGCCTCCAACTACGGCAACAAGGGCACCCCGTTCTACAAGGGCGAGGTGGGTTCCATCTACGGTTGCCGCGTGGTCCAACAGACCAACTCGTTTGTCAGCACCGGTTCCGGTACTGCTGCCGATGAATTCATCTATCAGGCTACCGCCGCGGGTGGCGGTCTGGCTGTCAGCAAGGACATCATCGCGTCCTTCTTCTTCGGTAACGAGTCGTTCGGTATCCCCGCCCTGACCGGTGATGATCCGTTGTCTCCGAAGATCGTGATCACTGATACCCCCGACAAGAGCGATCCGTTGAACCAGCTCGTCACCGTTGGTGTGAAGCTGTACTTCGCCGCTCTGCGTTTGGCCGCCGGTAACACTGGCTCTACTGCCAACCCGACCTGGTACTTGGTGCATCGTACTAAGACCTCGACCACGCTGTAATATGCGATCCAAGACGGCCACCATCATGGTGATTGCCGTCAGCCCAAAGGGGCATCATCGAGCAATCGGTGGTGCCCCTTCTCATTCCGCTTGCGGATGTGATGAGGCTGACAACAATGCGCCCATGATTTCTATTCCGGTCGAGGCTCTTTCCACCGACATGGAGGATGGCCAACAAGCCATGCCCGAAGTTGGTGATGAAGTTGTCCTAGAGGAAGTTCGCGGCGTTCTCAAGAAGCTCGAAAACGGCGAGGCTTATGTCGAGATCCGCAGTGTGAACGGTATGCCCGCCGAGTACGAGTCCAAGAAGGATAAGGGCATGGAGATGGAAGGCCCTATGGACGAAAAGGGTATGCGCGACATGGTCGCCGAGTACGACAGCGAGATGGAATCCTGATATGCCGATCTACACCTTCGAGAACAATGGCAAGTCCATCGAGCATATCGCTCCGATGGGTACTGATTCCATTGTCCTTGATGGCAAGCGTTGGAGCAGACAGCCGGTGGCCCGCTTCGGGGTCACCGGTTTTGCCCGCGAGGCCGAACTCAAGGACCATGTGAAGAAGGGATTCAGCCGGATGGAAGACCGGCAGGGATCCCGCTTTGAAAGCACTTTCAGCAAGAATCAAATTCGCAAGATCTGGGATATATGAGCGCAAATTCAAATCTGGCCACTGAGTATTCGATGGGTAACGGCGGGTTCAAGCTCGTCCTCGTTACCACGTTGACCACTGGCCCATTCGTTGCGGTCACCACGATTGCTCCGACTACCTTCACCTCGATCACCGGCAAGAACATCAGCGGCAGTTGGTCGTCGGCCACTATCCCCGCTGGTATCACGCTTCCTGGACCGATCGACAGCTTCCAGATTTCGAGTGGTCAGGTGGTCGCTTTCAATGGAGTGATCAACTCTTAAGCCGTGACACTCGCTCTCGGAACAAGATTAACGTCCAGCGGATCTGGTGGGAATGTTACCCCGATCGATCCGCCTATCTTGCGCCGGGATCTTTTGCAGGAGGATGAGTTCTTCGTCCTTCTGGAGGATGGGGACAAGATTGTCATTACGTTCGGAACCTATGACAAGATCGCCCTCGAAGACGGCACAGACCTGCTACTGACCGAAGATTCAAACAAGTTCATACTAACAGTCTACTGATATGCCAGATACGAAAATCACAGCCTTAACGGCGATCGGAGCTAATCCGATCATCCCAGCAACCTTCCCCATCCCGATGGTCGATCTTACCGACACATCGATGGCGGCAAGCGGCACCACGAAGAAGGTGACCGTGAACCAGATCCTGGGAGCCGGCGGCACCGCCACCCTCGCCTCCGCCACCATCACCGGCGATCTGACGGCTGCTCGTTTGATTG